CTTCTATACTCGCAACCACATCAACAAATGTAGTTGATGTAAGAATTAGAGAGGCTGAGACTACAAGTATCGGTGTCTCTGTGCTTATGACGGTAGGTGCTAAAGAGGCAACTGTTACATCTACAATTACTGCTACATCTAGTCTACTAGTTGATTCAAAACGTACCAGAGGTGTAAGTTCTAATATAAATAACACCTCAAGTATTGTTTGTGGTAGTAAAAGGGTTCGTACTACAAGTGCAGACGTAAGCACCTCAAGTGTAATCTCAGCAAATGCTCTTGCTATATATAACGTAGGCGCAAACATAACACCAATCAGTTTAGCAGCATCAACAGCGATTAGAGTTCAACTTGTTGATAGTAGTATTAGTAGTATTGTAACAATAACAGCAATAGGACGTGAAAAATGGGAATTTATAGCAGAAAATTCAGATGTTTGGACAGAGAAAGCCATAGGCACAAACACATGGACTGTAATCCCTGAATCAACAGACATTTGGACGGAGAAAGCCGCATGAGTTTAATACCTTTACAACTCCCACCTGGGATTTATAGAAATGGAACAGACTTTGAATCATCTAACAGATGGAGAGACTCTAATTTAATACGTTGGCATGATGGCTCAATGAGGCCAGTAGGTGGTTGGATAACTAAAAAAGAGAATGCCTTTGCCTCTACACCAAGAGCATTAATATCATGGGTCGATAATACAGGAACAACAAATCTTGCGTCAGGGACACATAACAAACTTTATTATGTTAGCGAATCCAATACAGTAGCTGATATAACTCCTACAGCCTTAATCGGAGGCTCTGTGGATGCTGAGATTAATACAGAGTATGGTGGTAATTTCTATGGAACAGCGTTTTATGGAACTTCTCGACCATCTTCAGGTATATATCAAGAAGCCACTACTTGGGCTTTGGATACATGGGGTGAAAACCTTTTGGCCTGTTCTAGTAAAGACGGCAACATATATGAGTGGGCATTAAACCCTTCCTCTGTTGCTACCGTTGTTACTAATGCACCAACAAACAACAAGGGGTTGGTGGTTACTGAAGAAAGGTTTGTGTTGGCTTTAGGCGCAGGTGGTAATCCACGCAAGGTACAATGGTGCGCTCGTGAAAACAATACAGTATGGACTGCATCGGCTACAAATGAGGCAGGTGACTTTGAATTACAAACAACAGGTCAAATAATGTGTGGCTCTAGAGTTAAAGGTAGGACTTTAATATTAACAGATAACGATGCACACATAGCTAGTTATTCAGGTGCGCCTTTTGTCTATGGATTTGAAAGAGTTGGCACAGCTTGTGGAGTAAGTTCAAGAAAAGCACTAGTCTCTGTTGATGAGGGTGCTTACTGGATGGGTACAGCAGGGTTTTATGTCTTTAATGGAAGTGTAGCACAAGAGATACAGTGTGATGTTGTTGACTATGTTTTTGAAGATATAAACTATAATCAAATATCTAAAGTTCAAGCAGTACATAATTCTCGCCATGCTGAGATATGGTGGTTTTATCCTTCAGGCGACTCAACAGAAAACGATAGGTATGTGGCATTTGATTACAAAGAAAATCATTGGTCAGTAGGAACAATAGATAGAACAGCTTGTATTGACAGAGGAGTGTTCGATACTCCTATATGGGCAGACGCAGATGGTAATTTATACAATCATGAAATAGGTAATGTTCATGGAACTGCAACACCATATGCCGAGAGTGGGGCAATAAGTTTAGGTAATGGCGATACAATTATGAAAGTAACTAACCTTATCCCTGATGAAAAGACACAAGGACAGGTAAAAGTTACTTTTAAAACACGTTCCTATCCTAACGATACAGAGTCAACGCATGGAGCGTATAATCTAACCAATCCTACATCAGTGAGATTTAGTGGTAGACAAGTAAGAATTAGGGTTGAAGGGAATGGCAACAACAACTGGCGTTCAGGAATTATGAGAATAGATGCCCAACCGGGTGGAAAACGATGAGTGTACAAACACCACCACCACCATTGGGTGAAAACTGGAAGTCATGGGGTGAACGGTTAAATAGATTTATTGTTAAAAGTCGGGACAAGATACGCCATAAAACAGGTGGCGAGTCTGCCACTGAAGATGGTGTCATAATGTGGGATGACTCACAAGGAACATTAGTAGTATCTAAGAATAATGCTTGGGTAAGAATAAAATTAGACCCATGATACAAGAAGAATTATTACGATGTAAAAAATGGATTGAGAGTGCGCTAGATAAAGGTGGCGATACGCACTCATATATAGACATAGTTGATGGAGTGTTAAAAGGCACTATGCAACTATGGGTTGGGGAAAAAGGTTGTGCAATTACAGAGATAGTAGTGTATCCTAATAAAAAAGTTTTACATGTATTTCTAGCAGGTGGAAAACTGGAACAAATAACAGATATGCAAGACGATGCTATGGCATGGGGTAAATCTCAAGGATGCGAAGGTATGTCTCTCTCAGGAAGACCGGGTTGGAAAAAAGCACTTAAACCCACAGGTTGGAAACAGCAATTTATTACATTAGTTAAGGAGTTTTGATATGAGTGGTGGTGGTGGAAAAGGTGGGAGCAATACATCAGAGGTGGCTATTCCACCTTGGTTGCAAGATAAGGCTATTGATAATCTAAACAGAGCGCAAGACGTTCAACAGTTAGGGTATATGCCATATTACGGTGCAGATGTTGCGGCATTTACACCCACACAAGAACTTGCAATGCAATCAAACATGAGTGCGGCAGAGGCTTTTGGGTTAGCCCCACAGGGTTCAGACCCAATGGCAGGTGTACCACAAGCACAAACATTTGATGGTGGCATACAGGGTTATTCGGCTCAACCATTATACGAACAAGCGTTGGGAGAATGGCAAACAAAAAATCCTGAACAATTTGACAGATATCAAAACCTTTACAATGGGTCTCCATCTTCACAAACACAACAACCTATAGAAGACGTAACTAGACCAAGCCCAAGAACATTCGGTGAACCACATAGAGTGTATGAAAATAAAAATCAGGCTCTCGCAGCAGGTGACAAAAATGCCGCATACCGTTTAGCACATCAAGAGTGGAGAGGGAAACAAAGAGATGGGGACGGAACTTATTTTCAACCCCAAGGTATAGAAGGATTATTTAACACAGGGTATAGGGGCGAACATGTTATAGATTCAAGAGGGGATACAACATTTAAAGATGGGACTAGGGGGTGGATAATTGACTCAGATGCTAACACTGCAAACACCCTTGCTAAAATACAGTCATTCATGCCTAGTTCAATAATTAAAAATGCTATAGGTTCTATTTCGTCAGATTTGGGCTTTAATAATACCGATAAGAAGAAGACTTATCCTCATAAACGCACATACAACGCCAAAACTGGCAGAGGAGGATTTTAAAATGGCAGGACAAGGACAGGGACAACCACAAATCCCAAACATTAATACCTTAGCCGCACAAGGAATCAAAGGTGCAGGTTATGGAACAGCAAATGAAATGGGGTATAGGCCACAACAAGTACAATCAGGTCAGTTATCATCTACAAACCTAAGCCCATACATGAACCCATATACAACTAACGTTATTCAAGCGAATGAGGCAGACATTCTACGAGGCGCACAAATGGGTATGAATGAATTAGGCTCTCAAGCTACAGCCGCAAAAGCGTTTGGTGGTTCAAGACATGGTATAGCTACAGGTGAACTAGGAAGAAACGTAGTGCAACAACTTGCCCAATCATCAGCAGGATTACGCCAACAAGGATTTCAAAACGCTCAACAAATGGCTCAACAGGACATACAAGGACGCATGACAGCCGACCTCGCTAATCAAGGAGCAGGGCTGTCAGGTTCACAACAACGTCTTAATGCGTCAAACCAATTAGGGAATATAGCTAATCTTGGATTTGGAATGGGACAAACAGTGCAACAAAACCTATCAAACCAAGGAATGCAACAACAAGCTATGCAACAAGCATTAATAGATGCGGCAAAACAGAAATGGCAAGGACATACTAATGCACCTGTTAGTGGATTAGGCTTTATGAATGCGGCACTTGGTGCATCGCCCGTACCACAAACAACAACAGAGACAAAACAACCGGGGTTGTTTGATTATCTAACAATGTGGTATGGCAACAAAAATACAGGAGGGTCGTAATGAGTAGTCCATTTTTAATGAGTCTCTTAGGAGGTCTGGCAAGTAACTACTTAGGCTCAAATTTTTTAAATAAAGACAATGAGCAAACCCAAGGTAATGGGTTAATAGAACAAAAGCCCCCACAAGGATTATTACAAAGTGGGAGTTTTTTTAATCCATCCACTAGAGAAGGTAATATTAGACTCGCACAGTCATTTAATTCTATGCGTTTAAATCCCGATGCAAACCTTGCTCAGTCAATGGAAAACGAATTAACAACAATAGGTAAGACAGCAACAGCCACATCCCAAAGAAATAGAACAATAGAATATTTAAAGGCACAAGGAAAACCTGAACTTATTGCTCTTTTGAACGCAGGAATGTCTGTTGAGGATGTGTTAAAACACGCAAATCCTACCCCTCAAAATAGACTTGCAATTAAATCAAGCGCACCACAAAAAGACCCAAGAAATGGACAATGGTATGTTGTACAAACCGACCCTAATAAACTTAAAGACCAAGTAACAAGAGTAGATATTCCAAATACAATAGGAATGACATTTGAAGAGGCACAACAAGCAGAAGCAGACCAAAAACAAAAACTGCAAGATATTGAAAATAGACAAGCAGGAATAGACCGAGCAACTAAAAAAGGGCAAGAACATTGGAATAATACTTCAAAATTAGAAGGCCAAATTTGGTCGCTTGAAAGTGCGAGAAACTTACTAGTAGAACAAAATGTTGAAACTGGTCTAATCCCCAACTGGTTGGCAGAAAATGGAATATTTGTTAACCCAAAAAATTCGGGTTTTATGGGTGAGTTACTTGCACTACAAAACCAGTTAGGTATTGATGTAATAAACTCTGCAACATTCGGTGCGTTGAGTGAACGTGAAATGGCTATGGCAATGAGAACAAACTTAAATCTTAACTTACCACCTGCTGAATTAGTAAAAATGATAGACCAAAGAATAGACGCACGAAGAAAAATACTTAACGAATTAAGAAGACGTGCAAAGGCACTTACAACAGGAACGAGAACTTTTAATGAATATATACAAGAACAAACTGCTATAACGGACGAAAGAAACAAATATGCATATGAGAATATAATCAAAAATATAAGTCCTGAAGTGTTTAACGACTTAAACATAAAAGCAAAGACGATACAGAACACATGGAAAAATAGACCATTTAAAGATGCAAAGGAATACTGGAATAGTTTGACGTTTGAACAACAAAAAAGATACATGACATTTTAAGGATTAGGATGGCCACTATAAACTTTAATGCAATTGACGAAGACAAAAATACCTCCTCTAATAGTGTGGGTACAATAAACTTTGACGCTATATCGCAAGAAAACAAAGATACTATTCAACATGTTATTGATAACCCAGTAATTACTGCACCACCTGCTGAAAGTCAAAACGTAAGGTCATATCTACAAGGTTTTTTACTTGGTTTTGAAGATGAGATAGAAGCAGGTCTGAGGTCAATAGTGCCGGGGTCAAGGCCTTATGAAGAAATAAGAGACGAAATAAGACAAAAACTCCAAGCATTTCAAAAAGAAAATCCAAAAATAGCCATCACACAAGAAATACTAGGTGCATTAGCACCTACAGCATTGGCGTTTATACTTCCGGGCGGACAGGCTTTAGCCTCAGCAAGAACAGGTAACTTAATACAAAGAGCATTCCCTGCTATGAAATGGGGGGCGGCAGAAGGTGCAGGTGTGGCATATGGAACAGGTGAAGAAGGATTTTTAGAGGATTTTTCTCGTACGCCAATAGGTGGAGCAATAGGAACAGTCTTTGGAGGAACAGCAGGCGTTTTAATGGATGCAGGTGGAAACCTAATAAGCAAATATATGAATAAAGCAAGTCAACTACTAGGTAATAAAGCAAGTGAACCTGCCGCAAAAATCCTACAAGACTTTGCTGAACGTTTAGGAAAGTCACCTGACCAAGTATTACAAGGTATGTTAAATGGTGAAATATTTGCAGACAATGCTACCCTCCATGCAATAATAAAGTCAATGCGTAGCGAACTACCACCACCTGCTATAATTGATGGTGAAAAAGCGAATTTAAATCAGGTGGTAGATGACACCTTAGTAAGAAGAACTAGAGAAAGAAAAAACGCCGCAAGAGAAGAGATGCAAAGTATTCTTGCTCCCGACCAAGGTGAAGCAGACAATATATATAAAGCCTACAACATGGATAGGAAAACGTATCAACAACAACTAAATAAACTGTATGACCATGTTTATGAAGATGCAGAAGAACTAACCCCCGAAATTGTAGATAAATTACTAGAGACAATACAGAAATTTCCAAATGCCGGTGAGATTATGCAAGAACTCTATAAAGCCAAAGGTAAACTTGTACCTTTTTTCAAAGTATACAAAAACGGTAGTATTAAAATAACTAGAATGCCAACCCTTAAAGATGCAGAAGATATAAGAAAGCAAGTAAACGAAGCCGCACAGGATGCGTGGCAAAACAACAAACAGAATTTGGGTGGTGCTTTAAATGAGACAGAAGACGAACTAAGGCAATTGCTAGACAACTTCTCACCATCTTTAAGAGCAACAAGACAACAGGCACACATAAACCTTAAAGCAAAGGATGCGTGGGATGAAGGTAAAAAAGCGTTCTCACCAAGTATGGGTGTAGATAAACTAGAAGTAGTTATGGAGCAACTACTTGGTTCACCAACTAAACAAAACGCAAAAGTCTTACAAGCATTTAGACATGGTGTTATGCACATGATTAGAAAGTTTACAGACAAACAACCAACATTTGTTGTTAAAGTTGCCACAGAGGATTCTTTTGAGAATAAAATCATTCGTACTGTGTTCCCTGAAGAAAGTGTAGAACAAGTTATAAAAAAGGCAAAAGTAGCAGGAGATGCACGAACAACAGAAACACAGGTAAAGTTTAACTCTATCACCGCGCCAACTTTAAAAGGTGGAAAAGTTCTTGAAAAATCAGCACGAGCGGCAACAGGCGATGGACTAGCGGCGGTAAATTTAATAAGTGATTTAGCAGACGAGTTGACACCGGGGCTATCGGACAACCAAAAAATGACCTTACTTAAATTATTATTCTCGGAAGACCCTAATTTAGTTAGAGCCGCATTAGTAGATTCATCAAAATTAGCACCACTAAGGAATCTTATTAATAGGTTCACAGGTGGTATTTCACGAGGTACACAAAGCGCTATGAGCAGACAAGGTGGTCAAGCAGGGGGAGATGTCGAGACAGGTAGCACAGGTTTGCTATCGTCAATGATGAACTCAGGCAATGATAAAAACAATGAGATAACATTATGGAAATAAAAGAACAAATGACAGAAGACGAAATCCAAGGACTTGTTAGCGATGCTATTAAAGATGCTGTGTCCTTTATGGAAAGTGAAATTGTAGAAAGCCGAATCAAAGCCCAACGGTACTTTGAGGGTGAAGTAGATATCGGTCAAGAGGAAGGACGGTCTAAAATAGTATCAACCAAAGTAAGAGATGTAGTTCGAGCAATCAAACCAAGTCTAATGCGAGTATTCTTATCGTCAGAGAATCCAGTAGAGTATGTACCTACAAATCAAGAAGATGTTGCGATGGCTGACCAAGCTACAAGATATGCCCATTACACGTTTAATCATTTAAATGGATACACATTGCTGAATGACGCAATACATGATGCCCTAGTGAAGAAAACAGGCGTTCTAAAGGCATATTGGGAAGACTACACAGATGAAAAAATACACACATATTCAAACCTAACTGATGAAGAATTAACCGTTATTGTGCAAGACCAAAACATTACAGTAATAGAACAAACAACAGAAGTCTCTATGGAAGTTAATGAGATGGGAATGGAAGTCGAAACACCACAACACTCATTGAAGGTTAGTTATGCGAAAGACACAGGGAAACTCTGCATAGAAAGTGTTCCACCCGAAGAGTTTATTGTAGATAGAAATGCTAAATCAGTAGAGGATGCACTAATAGTTGCACATAGGACGGAGATGCGAGTTTCAGACCTAGTTGCGATGGGTTTTGATTTTGATAAAGTGTCCGAACTATCAGGCTTGTCATCAGATGATACCTTTACAGACGCAGAAGTATTTGAACGTAAAGGGTACGAACAAGATGAGAACGAACACTCGGCTGACCCTTCTATGAAAAACGTTGTAGTTACAGAAGCATATATGAAGATGGATATAGATGGCACAGGAACGGCTAGACTGTATCGTTTTTTATTAGGTGGTAATAACGATGAAATACTAGATTTTGAACCTTGGGGTGATGTACCATTCGCAGTATTTGAGGTTGACCCTGAGCCACACACATTCTTTGGACGCTCTATTGCTGACCTTATAATGAACGACCAAGACTCTTCAACTGCCATGTTGCGTGGGATGATGGATAACGTAGCCCTAACAAACTCGCCAAGAGTTGGGTATGTTGGTGGACAAGTTAATGTAGACGACCTAATGAATAATGAGATTGGTGGTCTTGTAAGAATGAAATCAAGAGATGCCCTTATTGATATAGCAACACCATTTGTTGCAGGACAGGTTCTTGGGGCTATGCAATATCTAGACCAAGAGATAGAATCGAAGACGGGTGTTACAAAAGCATCGATGGGGTTAGACCCTGATGCACTTCAAAACACGACAGCAACAGCCGCACAACTAACTGCCCAACAAGGAGCAGGACAGATTGAAGTTATTGCAAGAAATATAGCAGAAGGAGGTATGAAACGGTTATTTAAACTAATCCTTAATTTACTTGTTGAAAACTCTTGTGAAGAGACGATGATGAAACTTAATGGTAATTATGTACCTATTGACCCTCGCACATGGAATGCTGAAATGGATGTAACAGTTAATGTTGGTCTAGGCACTGGACGTGAAGACCAAAGACAAGCCGCACTTAGCCAAGCATTACAAATGCAAATGCAGATATGGCAGACATATGGTGCAGGTAATGGATTGGTTGGAATGACCCAAATACGCAACACGTTAGGTGATATGCTATCTATTGCAGGAGTAAGAAATACAGATAGATACTTTAATCCAATGACTCCTGAGCAAGAACAACAACTTATGGCTCAACAGCAAGAAGCATCTCAACAACAACAACAACTGACCCCTGAACAGGCATTATTACAGGCTGAGACTATTAAAGCCCAAACCAAGGCTCAGACAGATATGATGCGAATGGAGATTGAGGCACAGAAGGCAATAGCAGAAGATGACCGTAAACGAGACGAGTTAGACCAAGATTTAGTAGTGGATGCGGCTAAGATATTAGGCCAATACGGTAGTGCAGTTGATGTTGCAAGGGTAAAGCAACTACAAGATACACCTAGATACCCACAACAACAACCAAGCCAAGCAGTAACTGGTGGTAGATACTAGTGCAAATTAAACAAAAATCTGCTAAGATTAAAACATTAATGGCCGATGAAACATTTCAGATGGTTATTAAAGAAATTATGGAACAGCAAGTCGCTGTTTTCATAAACGTTCATTCAACAACAGATGAGCGTGATGAGGCGCACGATATGGTTCGTGTGTTAGGGAAGATTGAAGATTACTTCGACTCTGTTATATCAGATGAGGCAATCTACAATCGTAAACAGAAACGTAAAAAATAGGAGACAGCACCGTTATGGAAACGACTGAAACCACAAACGATGGCAGTATTGAAACTGCTGTAGTGAGCATAATTGCTCCAATTGAAGAAGAAAAAGTAGAAACTATAGAAGCAGAAACTCAGGCAACAGAAGAGGCTATTGAAGAGATAGAAGAAACTGCTGAGGTTGAAATAGAGGCTACTGATGATTCTGATAGTGACAACCCTGACGATGAAGAGGTTTCTTTAGAGGCAGGTGAACAGGACTATGAAGATAACACGTTAGATGATGCCGTTCAAGAAGAGCCTGACCTTATTGCCGTTAAAGTTAATGGTAAGTTAGAGCAGGTATCCTTAGATGAACTCAAGCAAGGCTATAGTGGACAGAAATACGTCCAAGACGGGATGCAACAAGCCGCTCTTCAACGAAAAGAAGCAGAGCAAGTTTATGAATCCCTTTTAAGCGAAAGACAACAAATATCTGATATATTTCAGAAACTAAATGAAGGTGGTATTGCACAACCACCAGCTGAACCTCCGAAAGAACTGTTGGAGAGTGACCCAATCGGTTACATGCAAGACAAGTTAAAGTACGATGAACAACTGGGGGCTTATAATAATCAAATGGCAGAACTACAACAAGTAGCTATGCAACAAGGTGAGGCCGAAAAACAAGCCAAACAAGTTTATTTAAAAAGCCAAATGCAACGTCTTCAAGAGGTAATTCCTGAATTTGCTGATACAGATAAGGCAGGTAAATTAAAAGAACGTTTAGTACAAGGTGGTCAAGAGCATTATGGTTATTCTACCCAAGAAATTGGGCAAGTAATGGATGCAAGGGCTATACAAGTGTTAAACGATGCTCTAAAATACCAAGCAATACTTCGTGGTAAGGAAAAAGCGATAGTCAAGTCGAAACGCTCCAAACCAACCCTTAAACCGGGAGCAAAGAAAATGTCAGATTCACAGGTTAGTGTTCGTAAACGCCAAACGGCAAAACTCAAGAAATCAGGTAGCATGGAAGATGCACTTGGTTTAATTTTAAATACTCAATAATATAGGAGAAATCAAATGGCTCAACCAAGCAATACATTTGACAGCTATGATGCGAACGGCATTCGAGAGAATTTGGAAGACGTGATATACAGTATCTCGCCTGAAGAAACCCCGTTTTACTCATCACTTAAAAAAACATCGGCATCTAACACTCTACATGAGTGGCAAACAGATGCTCTAAGAAGTTCTGCGGCAAACGCTCATGTGGAAGGAGACGAAACATCAGCAGAAGCACGAACAGCTACAAGCCGTTTGGGTAACTACACCCAAATTTTCAAGAACGCTGTGTCTATACCTGACACTGACCAAGGTCTTGATAAAGCAGGTCGTTCGGCAGAGATGGCTTATCAAACACTAAAGATTGCTAAAGAGCAAAAATTAGACATTGAAAAGGCATTGTTAGACAACAACGCTCGTGTAGCAGGTAACTCAACAACTGCTCGTGAACTTGCAGGTGCGCCTTCATGGATGACAACTAATATCGCTAACAACACAGACGGTACAGACCCAACTGGTGACGGTACGGATGCTAGGACAGACGGAACGGCTAGTGCATTTGCACAAGCTGACTTCGATTCTGCTATGCAATCAATATGGTCTTCAGGTGGTCGTCCCGACTCTGTTTATTTGTCTGCTTTTCAGATGAATGTTGCGTTAGGATTCACAGGTAATAACAACCAACGTTCAAATGTTCAAGCAGGTGACGAGAAAGTTGTTAAATCACTAGACGTATATGTCACACCTTGGGGGACTGTTGAATTTACCCCTACTAGGGAAAATCGTGGTTCTGACGTATTTATCATGCAAAATGATATGTGGTCAGCGGCAGTGTTGCGTCCTACTAAGAATACTGCTCTTGCAAAGACAGGTGATTCTACAAAACGTCAAGTTTTGACAGAGTTAACTCTTGTTTGTAAGAATGAAGCGGCATCAGGTATGGTAGTTGACTGTACAACTTCGTAATAGAAGTTAATCTTTAGGGTGGTTTATCCCACCCTATTGACAACAGACAAGGAAACAATGAAAATAAACGAAAAGGTGCATTACGATAAACAGAACGATAAAATAATCGTTCAAAAAACGCACAGTAACCAACCATACATTGATATGGTTAAACAAATAAACAAACAAGGTTTAGGTACTACTGGTGAAAATAGATTAATAGGAAGAATACCTGTCCACTTAATTAAACAATGGTGCGATGAGGTAGGTGTTAAATGGGGTGATTTAGATGCCCGAAAAGAAGTTATGAAACGAAAAATATTGTCGGGAGAGTTCGACAAACTTCGTGTGTGGAAAGGAACTTACTAAAATAAGGAAAAGAAATGGCAGATACTCAGACAACAACGTATTTATTAACAAAACCTGAAGTGGGTGCTAGTGCAGATACATGGGGTGGGAAGATAAACACAAACTTAGACACACTAGATGACTTGTTAGACGGCACAACTGCCATTACACCTAATCTAACAACATTACAAATATCAGGCTCTAATGTAACATCAACTGTGGCAGAACTAAATATTTTAGATGGTGTTACTTCTTCTGCGACAGAACTAAATATTTTAGATGGTGTTACGTCTACTGCGACAGAGTTAAACCATCTTGATGGTATAACAGCAACAACAGCAGAGTTAAACTATACAGATGGTGTAACATCTAACATACAGACACAGATGGATTTAAAAGCACCACTCGCTAGTCCAACCCTGACTGGTACTCCATTATCAACAACAGCCGC